ATTTTCTAAGTGTACTTAAAAAATTTCCTTTCCATCCAGTGTTAGCCATTCCAGGTATAAATTTACCCATCAGTTGCGGTGCAAACATAGATAAAGCTGCTAAACCTATTGGGCTTTTTGCAATTTTTTTAATACTTTTAAATGGTTTTGTAATTGACTTAACTAATTTACCTAAAAAGTATCCTTGTCTAAGATCCGTGATCCCTCCACCAGCATACCCAGTTCTTCCACCGTCAGCTAATGTTAACATATTAGTGCTTTGGTTAAATTGATTAGAAGGTAGATTAGAATAAAAATTTGATGCGCCTGGTATATAATATTGATTTGTAGAAGCTAAACCAGTAACTGGATCTGTAGGAATTGTTGGATCTTCTGCTTCTGCTTCTGCTGCTGGTAATGATGATGATGCTGTTTGAAGAGGATATTGACTTGTGATTCCTTGACCGCCTCCGCCACCTGCTGGTTCAGGACCTGTTAAAGTATCAGCATAACCTAATTTATTTAACATAAGCTTAGTATCTGGATTATTCCATTCGTCTTCATCCCAATCTTCCCAGCCCCAGTCATCAAAAACAAACCCTCCAGGATGTGGATTTTTTTTTATGTAATTCTCTAAAAATCTTTTTCTTCTCCATGCATTATGCTTGTTTTTAGCTGCGTTAAGAATTGCAAGTGAGGGTGTTAAAAATTTATCTTTAGCTTTTTCTAATGGTGATTTTTTTTCAACTACATCTGTTCTTTCGTTTATTCTTGGATCGTCTATAGCGAATTTTTCTCCTCCACTCATTACATAAGGTGCTTCCTTTTTATATGGTGCTGGTGCTTGACCTTTTGGCGCTGCATATGATCTTGCTTGATAGCTTTGTCTTCTATCATCTGCATCAGTAAAATTAGAAGATTTGTTAGAAGATTTTGATGGAGAAGGACTATTATAAACTCCACCATAATTATAGTCGTCTCCTTTATACCCCGGTCTTGAACCGTCTGCATTTTCTTTAACAAGTTGCATGACTCCACCACCTGCAGCCATGGTCCGTGGTTCTTGCATCATGCCTTCTATACCTTGAGGTTGAGAACTCATCTGTGCTTCAGACATAATTTGTTCTATAAACTGTTGCATGGACATTGGCTCTAATCCTTGTTCTTCCATTTCAAATACATATTTATTGTACTCTTCTTCTAGTTGAGCCATTTGCATTTCTTGTGGTGATTTAGGTCCTTCATTACCTGAGTAAGTAATGTCTGGTGCTCCTGCGTCTAGTGATTCTAATCCTGTTTTCATATAATTTTGTATGTTAATTTTAAAAGCAGGATTTTAACCTGAGGGTTTCTAACATTACTTGTTTTTGTCAAGTAAATCAAGTCTATGTTGTAACTATTCTAGGTTTAATTTCTAGAGCAGACAATACAACATGTAATCTATTAGCCGTTGCTGCAGTTACTTTTATAATCTCACTTTCTGCAACCACTAAAGGCTGAGATAGTAATTCTGATGTTCCACTGGCCGAGATTGCCTTAACGCTAAATAGGCTAAAAACAGCACTATCCGTATCTGTAATAGTAACTGTTATTGTATCCGCGTTCCCTGAATCTTCAGACACAAGGATTGATTTAATCACAGCAGTTGTAGCTGTTGGTACCGTGTATAAAGTCGTAGCTGAGGTAGATGTTAAATCTACTTTTTTATTTACAAATGTATTAGCCAAAGAAATATGCCTCCGCTTCTGCTTCGTCTTTTAAATCTTGTTGAAAAGAAGTGTTTAATTTTTGTATCACACTATCAATATCCCTAACAAATGATTGTTGTATCTGTTGATCGTATTCCTCTAGTGGTTGTGTTAATGATTGTACAATTCTAGCCATTATATATCCCTGCTTCTTCCCATTAAAGGTTTATCAATTATTCCACCTTGTGCAAAAGAACCCATTTCAGCAGCAGTACCTTTACCTCCCATAAAACCTTTATTACCACCATGAGAAGATTGATAACCACCAGTTTTGTTTTTCTTGTTTTGTGCTGCTTGTTTTTTTGTTGCAGCTTTTTGAGCTGCTTCTTTAGCCGCCGCTGCATCCGCTTTCGTTTTCGCTGCCGCCGCTGCATCTGCTAATTGTTTTTCTTTTATTTTTTTAAAAACGTCTGTTTGTTTTTTTATTTTTTCTTTTTGATTTAATTTTCTTATAGTTGAAAAAATATCTCCGACATCTAAATTAGTTTCATCAAAATTAAAATTTGCTCCACCCATTGATTTTAAAAAAGCATAAGCTTCAGGTGAATTAGTTGCTTTAGCATATTCATTGGCTAAAAAACCTAGACCTTGACCCACTGTAGCACCCCAACTTAATGGTGATGCATATTTTCCTAAAGTGGTAAGTGTGGGAACTGCTCCACCTAAACCACTAACTACTTGATTAGCCAATAATCTTGCGGAGGTAGGTCCAGTATATTTTGTACCTAATTTACCAGCTAGATTCATCATCTTTGTAGCTCCTTTAGGAGTTGTAATCATTTCTTTTCCAATTGCTCCTGTTGCAAAATTTTTAGATGGAAGAGAAAAGGTATTAGTAGGTGATGCCATTTTTATTTGACTACCATAACCTGCCGAAAAAGCTGGATTGTTAGACATAAATACTTGTCCAGGAGCAATGCTTTTTAAACTACCTGTTTTAAAACCTTGCGACTGTATTTGCGAAATAGGGGATTTTGTTCCATGATATGCTAATTGTACTGCCATTACCTTCTCCCGTCCGCTTGTATATCTAATCTAAAAGTTCCAAGTTTCCAGTGTTGTCCGGTACTTGTATTGTCAACCTTTAAAGATATAGCTCTTGCACGTGCTCTTGTGTCTATTTTATCTGTACTTGTAGTTGTAGTAAACGGACCTAATGAAGAACTTGCTTGTGCATCCGTTGGATAATTTTTTAAGTTTAATGTAACTCTTGCATCTCCAGTTTGTTGTAAAAAGTCTGGAAGCACTCTTCTAATTTTCATTATGTGTTCGCCATCTCCTCTTAAATCTGCGCCGCCTCCTTGTCCCATTGATATATCAAAATCACCTGATTCAATACTTGCAGCAATAGCAGTAGCTGACCCTGCTTTTATTTGATTAACTCCTGTTTCGTGTTCATAGTAAGTTGTAACACCGTCAGTGTTGCCAACGGTTGAATCACTTGTTGCACTTGAGTCGTATTCTGTTGCATGTGGTTTACCAAATATATGTGAATCAGACCATGTAGATCTAGAAAGTGAACTTGTAGTCCATACAGGTCGCTCTGGTGTTGAATCCATAAAGTTATAAGTTACTGATCTATTATTGGATGCAGCTCCACTACCTGGATAAAACCAAGTAACTTCACCAAATAAATTATTTAAACCTGCATAGATATGTTGTTTTGGAACTGTATTAATATCATCATAAACATAGTCTTCAACTAAACATGCTAGTGAATCTAGTTTACCAGTATATCTAAAGAAACCATTTTCTGACATCCAGTATGCAGAACCATCTACTTCAACAGCTGCATTCTTTCCAATCAATCCACAATTAGTCCCCACTTGTTGAAATGAAAATACAAAAGGCGCACCAACGAATCTCATAATAAATAAAGATGTATCGGTCCATACATAAATTGCATCCCTACCTCTAATCGCTGCAACAATCCGTGTTCCATCAGCCAGTCTTTGTGTACCAGAAGTATTAGTTGCAGAAGGTGTCCAAGAAGTTGTAGCATTAATTGATTCTTGATCTGACCATCTAATATACATATCATCCTGTGTTGATGCTGTACCAATTGTAGTTTCTGTTCCAAAAGCAATTAAGTGTCTGTCTGGAGTTGATACTAAAGTTTGTAATGATGCAGTAGGACAGTTAGCAACAATCGTTGCTCTAGTAGAAGTTGCGCCCGCTGCATTTGAATCCCATTCAAAAGTTGCACCATCAAAGATAGTTGCAATTAATTTATTGCCAAAATTATCCAGGGACCAAAGTCCTGGAGCCGTTACAATGTCACCTGTTTGTGATGCACCCCATTTAGTATAATCCGATGCGTCATAAACTGTTGCTCCATCAGAATGTGATGCAGCAGTTGTGTTGTCTGATCCTCTTGTTAGTCCTGATAAAGTGTCTGTTCCTGTAGTGTTTGAAGTGTATGCAATTCTTTCATTATCTATTAAAACTGTTCCTGTTGCAGGCATACCACCTGAGTCAGATAAAACTATACTAGTTGAACCTGAAGTTAATGCGCCATTTAAAGTTGCTGTAATTTCTCCAGCAACAGTACCGCCCCATAAACCTAAACCCCAACCAGCAGCTGATTCTTCAACTGCAGGTCCTATTGAATAAAAATGTTGAACTCTTACTCCACCAGAAGCACTAGCTCCTGATCCAGATTCAACGGACCCCATTTCAACAGTAATCGTTGTTGAAGTTGGAACGGATGTAACCATAAAATTAGTATCATCAAAATCATCGGAATCAAAATTAGAGTTTGTTGCGGATGAAAAATTATCTAAACGAATAATATCATACTTAGTAATATTATGATCAGATGCAAAAGTGATTGTAACTGTAGCGTCGCTTTGCGTTGTTGTAAAAGCGCTAGTTAAAGTTGTTGTAGATTTAATAGGAGTAATATCATAAAATGCTCCTCCTGAATATACATATAAAAATCTGTTTGTACCAATGGCTGCGTACTTAATTCCTGACGCATTAACAAAATGATGGAGTGCTGTATTTCTACCTGTTAAAGTATTATCTCCAAGTTGTGCCCAACCACCTATTTTTTCAGGTGATCCATATCTAAATCTAACATAATCACCACTAACCCATTGACCCTCGCCACCCGTTGAGGTAACTTGTTTATTGAATCCTGGCTGTATGTTAATTTTCTGCAGCATAATAGTTTATGCCTTATGGTTTAGTTGGCCATGTCGCGTTATTACATTTATCAACAGTGTCTTTACCAGCTGGTAAATCTCTTAAATCTTTACGATATGTTTTCATATCATCAGAAAGAGTTACATCAGATAAAGCGTAGTAATCAGTTTCAGCAAGTAATCTGTTTCTTTTAGATCTTAAATTAGCTAAAGCTCTAGCAGGAGCAGCATCTGCAACAGCTTTTTCTTCAGCGTCTCTAGCTGTTTCTTCTTCAGCTGTAAACTGAACTCTGTTTCCGTTTATGTTATGATATCTTGGCATAATTTTCTCCTTTGGTTGTTATGTATCATTATTATAGTATTCCGTAAAGGCAAATATCTCCGAGATCTATATTTCCACTATCAAACTTAAATTGAATTTCGTCAATTGCTGATGTTGTATTAAAGTAACCAGCTACGTAATTATCATTTACACTATTATTATCTTGATATGTGCTGTTGCGACTAATAAAATGTGTTACAAAAGTTGTGCTTGACGGATTGAAAAGATGTAAATATCCACTAGTACACTCATCATTACCATTACCTACACCACCAGAAGAAAATCTTTGAAATGCTGTACCTTGTGCTTGATCTCCAGAACCATAATAAGATACTCCTGATTCACTATCTGCTTCATCATGGTAAGCATAATGAAATGTACTTGTTATAGTTTCGTTATATCCACTACCACCAGCGGCATTACCTTGAAATGAAAATTTAGCAGCATTTGTAGCTGGATGTATATTATTCCAAGTAAATAAGTATTCCTTGTAAGTATCATCAAGAACAACATCACTTGTTCCATCAACAAAAGATAAAGTGCTATCACTAGAAGCTGTTAGCTTTTTAATAAATGTCATATTACCTAAACTTGTTATAGAACCAATAGCAGTTGCGTCCTTCACACCTCTATTATTTAATTTAACTATGCTCATTATGAATCCTTAATTCCATAGAGTTTTATTTTCCCAGAATCAATATTGCCACTATTCATTCTAAAAATAACAGCATCTACTGCTGATGTTGTATTACCATATCCAGCTACAAAAGAATCAATAGTTTGATTTGCACCATGATAAGTATTTATATCTGCCATAAAATGTTTAACAAAAGTTGTTGAACTTGGATTGTAAATAAATAAACTTCCACTAGCAGATTGATCATTATCGTTTCCAATATTATTTGTTAGAATTTGATCTCCAGTGCCTTGTGCTAAATCAAAACTTGCATTGTATTCTACTGCAACTAAACCATCTATTGCATAAGAATGATAAGAATAAAACCAACTGGTTGTTTTAGCTACATTATAATTTGAACCACTATCTATGCTCATATTAAATTGAAAATCTTCTCCATCACTTGCTGGGTGGATATTAATAAACTCAAACTTATAAATAGGATATGTGCTATCCAAGACTACGTCTGATGTTCCATCTACGAATGACAGTGTAGCACTAGAACTAGCAGTTAAAGTTTTAATATGTGTTAATGCTCCACTTGGCACTGAAGCAGCAGCAGTTACAGCACTTATGCTATTGTTGTTGTATTTAACTAATGCCATATAATTTTATTACTCCACTATCTATGTTGCCAGAATTAAATTTAAATTGCACTCTAGTTATAGCTGTTGTGGTATTAATATATCCTGCTGAATAAGAGGCTGTTGAAATATTATCTCCACCATTTATATTAGTTAACACAGTAAAATGTTTTACAAATGTTGTGCTAGATGGATTAAATAAATGCAAATATCCAGAGGTAGATTGATCATTATCGTTTCCTACACCATCTGAAATATCTTGAAACGCAGTTCCTTGAGCTTGATCTCTACCAGCAACATAAGATAAACCAGCTTGACTGTCTGCTTCATCATGGTATGCGTAAAAAAAAGTAGATGTTATGGTTTGATTATAGTTTGTGTTTGTTCCTGTATCTACTTGAAAACTAAATCTTTGATTATCTGTTGCTGGGTGAATATTTATAAATTTAAATACATAAGAATCATAAGTATCATCAATTCCAGATGTAAAATCTATTGTAGCTGAACTTGACGCTGTTTCGGTAGCTAACAAAGTCATAGCACTACCACTTAAACCACTTGGTTTAGTGTCGATTGCTGATAAGGAGTTGTTATTTGCGTATTTAATAGACATATTTTATGATACTCCATAAAGTTTAATTGTGCCATCAAAATTTCCACTAGAAGCTGCGAATTGAACTGCATCTATATCACTTGTAGTATTAAAATATCCAGCAATAAAAGTATCAACACTTAAATTTGCAGCATGATAATAATTTACTCTAGCAATATAATGTTTAACAAAAGTTGTACTGCTAGGATTAAAAAGCATTAATTCTCCTGACATACTTTCATCAGAACCATCACCCATATTTCCACTTCCAGCAGCACCAGCTAAACCTTGTCCACCAGTTCCTTGTGCAATATCATGTGAACTTTCATATTCTAAACTTGGTGTACTTCCATCTTCAAAATTTCTTGCTCTAAATACAGTTGTTGTTTGTGTTGCATTATAATTAGAACCAGCATCTATTGAACCTTTAAAAACTACATTTCTTTCATTAGTGTTTGTATGACAATTTATAAATTTAAAAACATAAATAGGATATGTGCTATCCAAGACTACATCTGAACTTCCATGAACGAATGACAATGTAGAACTAGAACTAGCAGTTAAAGTTTTAATAAGTGTCATAGCACCAGTTCCTGTAGCGTTTGATGATAAATCCATGTCGTATTTTATGCTTGCGTATGTTGCCATTATGCTATCCCGTAAAGTTTGAATGTGCCAGCGTCTATATTTCCACTATTAAATTTAAATTGAACAGCATCTATTGCAGCAGTTACATTGCAATAACCAGCTCCATAAGAAGCATCTGAACTATCATCATTACTATTAATGTTTGTATTAAACATAAAATGTTTTACATACGTTGTTGATGATGGATTAAAAAACCAAAGTTCTCCAGATGCACATTCGTCATTACCATTACCCATGTTTCTAGTCATTACTTGAAAACCAGTTTCATTGTGAAGAATATCTCCATTACCAGCCGATGGCGAAGCAAATGAAGTTGATGATCCACTTTCATCATGTTCAGCTTGAAATAATGTTGTAGTTTTACTTGCATCATAATCTGTACTACCATCTCTAAAACCTACACTAAATAAAACATCGTTATTAGCAGAGTGTATATTTATAAATTTAAAAATATATGTTCTATAAGTATTATCTAAAACTACATCTGATGTACCATCAACAAAAGAAATAGTTGAGTCACTTGAAGCAGCTATAGTTTTAATGTGAACTAAAGCACCACCTGATCCTGATGGTAAAGCTATGTTGTATCTAGAATCTTGATATGTTGCCATTATACTACTCCAAATAGTTGTATGGTTCCAGCGTCTATGTTGCCTGAAGCAAATTTAAATTGAATAGCATCTACTGCTGATGTGGTATTTCCATATCCAGCAGAAAAGCCTGTAATACAATAACCAGATGATTGAGTATTATTAACTGTTGCTATAAAATGTTTTACAAAAGTAGTTGATGATGGATTAAATAGACGTAAAGTTCCACTTACATTTTCATCATTATCATTTCCAGTTCCACCACCAACAGTTAATATTGAATATGATGTAGATTGTACTAAATCATCTCCTGTATCATAACCTATAGAGGCAGCACTACCAGCTTCATTATGTAATGCCGTAAATCCTGTTGTTGTTTTGGTAACATTGTAGTTAGAACCACTATCTATACTCATATTAAATGTAAGAGAGGTTCCATCAGTAGCTGGATGAATATTATTAAAAATAAATAGATACTCTTTATAAGTAGAATCTAAAACAACATCTGAGGTACCATCTACAAAAGATAAGGTAGCAGATGATGAAGCGGTTAAAGTTTTGATTAATTTAAGACCACCTTTACTAAAACCATTGTATTTGACAGCGTTATAATTAGCCATCTTACTTCTCTTTTAACAACCACCCTTGTGTAGAATCAACATACACAAGTGTAAAGGCTGCTCTTTCCGTTGCAACTGTTAAATCTGCTGAAGCACCTTGAATCTTGTGTGAATTTCTTCCTACTGTGCAGTTATTAGTATCAAAAGTTGCACCATAATCTATTATATGTACTTCATCCCCACGTGTTGCTGAAGATGGAAGTGTCATTGTAATTGCAGCTGAACTTGTATCGACAAAGTATCCTCGACCTGCAACCATAGTTGCTGAAGCTGTAGCGACTGCTTGCCAGTCTACTATACCACCAGTGTTCGCTGCAAGTTTTGGCTCAGTCACGGTCCCGTCCGAAGGCGTCCCGATGTCGAGCACGTTACCTAATAACATTACGAAGTCAATCGAGTCACCCGTAGCGAGATTCGAGGCGAACGTCAGAGTTGCACCTGACACAGAAAATGAAGTTACTGGTGCTTGTAAAATTCCATTAAGTGAAACCAACATATGATTTGCACTTTCAGGTGTTACATTTGTTGAGCTTACTTGTAATGTGTAAGCTGCTTGACCATTAACTACAGTAATTGCATCGCAGACTTGAAAGTTTCCTACTATTGGTTCTTTTCCTATATACATTAATTATTCCTTTGGATATTTATCTTTTGTTGTTTTAATTACTTTTTTCCATTCATCTATTCCATCATGATAAATTTTATCTAGTTGATCTTTTATGGATGGATATTCGTTTATTCTATTATTTAAAACTACTTGTAATGCTTCCTCTGTATTACCAGCTGTTTCGTATGATGCTAATTGTTCATCGCTTGGTTTTGCAATATCATAACTCCAAGAAGATATAAAATCTCCATTACCATCTGAATTGTTTTGCAAAGATACTTTTGTATCATCCCAAGTTTTTGAGTTAGCTTTTAAATAAAGTTTTGTTTTTGTGTGAAGTGATGCCATAATTTTTCCTATGTTAAAATTCTATATGCTCCGAAAAATGTAGATTTAGTGTTAGTAGCAAATGATCCGTTACCACTAGCTAAACTTGTTAAACCAAATATTTCAAGATAATCTGTTGCTGATAAATCCATTGTTGCAACAATTGTTGGTGTTGTATATCCCATTGATGAATTTTCTGGATTAAATGCGTTACGGCTATATTCAGAACCATTTTTATAAATTGATACGTAACCACTTGCAAGTGTATCACCATCTGATGTTACTTGAACATTTGAATAAACAAAATATTTTCCAGCTTTTCCAGATGGAACGGTAAATCTGTAATTTGTTGAATTATCATAAGCACTATCACTATCAAATCTTTCTGTATTAAATGCAACTTTAGTAGCAGTTGCATCTGAAATACTTTGATTTGCACTTAAATATGCTTCAAAATTTGGAGAACTACCTAAATCAGCAACATCTATTCTTTTTAAAGTACCAGCATCTGAAATTATAATTTCGTCAGTTGAAGCTGGAGCATCTGCTAAAGCTGTTTGACCAGTAATAACTGTTGGATCAAGATCACTTGCAACAACTGGCTTATTAGCTGGTTTAGATCCTATATAACTCATCCTACGTTATCTCCATTATAGACAATGTGCCTGAAACTTTATCAGCTACAGAACAATCTATTTTAATTTCGTCTGTAGTTTCTAAAACTACCTTACCGCCCGACAAAAGCTCCAAAGAACTTCCTGCGGGGATGCTCACGTCTTTCGCTAAAAAAGATGTTCCATTTGTAACATTGTTAGCTCCACCTCTACTACCTGTATCACTAACTAATTCTACTTCAACTGTAACAGCCGTTGTATGAATATTAGTAAGTATCAAACCTAGTACAACTGTAGTTGTACTTCCAGCAACCGTATACATTTTGTATGCGGTACCGGCAGAATTGGGCTCTGCTGCGAATGTGATTACTTTGAACGTGTTTGCCATATTTTCCTCCTAAAAATTCTTCTTATATACCTAGCCCAAGGCGATTGCAAGTGCAGTGGGGTCCTCTATTGTTGTGTGGTTAGTTCCATTTAAATTTAATTGATCACAATATAGTGTGCCATCAAAATATCCGTCTTTAAATTCTAAGCCTGATGTACCTAAATCTACGTCATTATCTGTTACTGGCGCTATAGCTCCATCCGCCATTGTAAATTGAGCTGTGCCACCAGCTGAAAAAGCTAATGTATCTGCAGCACTAAAATAAAGTCCTGAGTTAAGGTCACCTGTATTACTAATAGAAGGTGCACCTGCTGTTCCATCAGCTGCTGATATTTGTCCTCCAGCAACTATTACACCGCTAACATCAAGTATACCATTTACGTCTACTGTTGTTGCTGTAATTTCTACTTCTGTATCAGCATCAATGTCTAATTGGCCATCTGTGCTTGAATTAATAAATATAGCTGTATCTCTTAATTGAAGTTTACCAGCGCCACCGATAAGCATGTCCGTGCCATCAAACGTTAAGTTTGCTTCTGCATCTAATTCTGTTGTTGTAGCACCAACGGTTACTAATTCATTCGCTGTTGCATTGTTTAAAGCCGTAACAGTTGCTGATGTGATTGAAGTCCAATCTAAATTTCCAGAACCATCTGTTTTTAATACTTGATTCGCTGATCCATCTGATGCGGGTAATTCCCATGCTGCAGAACCTGAAGCAATTGTTAATGCTGATCCTGAAGATGAAAGATATTCACCACCTGCTGCATCATATAAATATAATTTTGATGCACCTGCTAAAACCAAATCATCTGTAGACTCATCCCAAAGCATATAAGCTCCAGAAGTCGCACCGAAGAATTTTACATCATAACCAGTATCATTTACACCAACTGTTACTGTATTATCAATTTGAACTGCACCATCAATATCAACGGCATCTAAGTTTGCAGTTCCATCAACATCTATATCACCAGCAAGATCAATACCTGCTGCACCTGCTAAAACTAAATCATCTGTAGATGTATCCCATAACATGTAAGCACTTGCTGTATCTCCAAAGAATTTAACATCATATCCCTGATCGTCTGCACCAACTGTAAGTGTTGCATCTAATTGCACAGCTCCATCAATATCAACAGCGTCTAAATTTGTTGTTCCATCTATATCTGCGTTTCCACTAATATCTAAAGTTGCAGCGTCTAATTCTCCTGATAAAGTAATATTAGTAGCACCTGTAATGGCACCATCCATTGCAATAGCACCATTAATATCAATTGTTGTTGCAGCAATTTGTATTTCTGTGTCTGCGACTAAATCTAATTGACCATCTGTAGATGAATTAATATATAAACCAGTATCTCTAAAAAGAAGTTTGTTAGTACTATTTAAAGTTAATCCTGTACCATCTGTGTGAGTTAAAGTTGTATCTTGATCATTACCAAAATAAATAACACTACTATCCGCTAAATATAAATCAGAAAATTCTTTTGATGAACTTCCAAGAGCTTCTCCGTCAGCAGAATCAGGTGAAAATTTATTAGACGCTATTCCGGTATCAACAACATCAGTACCATTACAATATAATATTTTTGTTCCTTTATCTGTTGTAGCCCAAGTGACACCTGTTTGACCTGATACTAGAACTTGAACTGTGTAAGCTCCAGAAGTTTGGTTATCTATAATCCAAACTTTTTCTTTTGCTGTAACTGTTACAACTTGGTTTCCAGTGATAGTTCCAGTTAAAGCAATAATTGCATTTCTTGCACTGTCTCCTAATGTACCATCTGTATAAGTTAAAGCTGTTGTATCTGCACCACCCGCAATAGATACTGCAACATAACCACGAATAGCTTCTTCTAAAATTTTTAAATTTGTATTAGTTTTTGTTCCCCAGTTACCGGCGTTCTCGCCAGTGGTCATTAACTCTGTTCCAATATCCGTATATGTCGATGCCATTAAGCGCTCCCTACAAATACCTCAACATCACAAGAAGCTGTATCTGCAGTTGCTGTGATATCGACTAAATCATTTAATGATACTGTTAATGCAGAACCTCCTGCATGCATTGTATCTATAACTCCACCACTATTATCACCTGGATAAATGAAAGAATGTCCAGCGTCTACTTTAATAGCAAACTCTGTACTATCTTCATCTCTAAAAGTTAATGTAATGTGGTTGCTTGAATCTAAATTTGTAATTCTAATGTATCTAACATCGTCTTCATCGAATTGACCTGCTAAATAACTTTTTGATAAATCTGTTGAAGAAGCTGTAGAAAAACCTAACAACCCTGATTCTGTTGTTGAAATAGTCACTATTCTTTTAACAATTTCATTAACACTTGAAATATCTAACGATCTTTCACTGTTGTAACTATTATTGTTAAGTGTGATTTCTTCTATTACTTTACATGTTAGTGTTGCCATATTTTAATCCTTACGGTGTCTGAGACTTAACGGGTATACGTGGTTCACCATCCGTATAGTCGTCTCGTCTTCTTCTACCTAGTTGTTCTCCACCAAATTTTTGTACTTCGGTTTGATATTTTTGTTCGTATAATTGTAACATATCCATCGGGCCTTTTAAATAACTAAATGCCTCTACCAGACATGCGTATAAAAGTCCATTTCCAAAATTTAGACTTAAATAAGTTGTAGTATTTGCTGAACTCAATCCTAGAGGTCTAGCATTGTAATGAATTTTGTACATAAAAGCTGAAGAAGGTGTTGGCACAATTGTAATTCTTCCTGAAGAAGTTGCTCCCGTTCCATCTGCTCCTCCTGACATAGCATAATATTTTGGTGTGCCAGTAGTAGTTTCAGCTGCATCATATTCTCTTAAATAGCTAATATCTTTTTTCTCAAGCCAACTATTAGCTCCAGTTGCAGCTGTAGTTGAAGTATAAACTTGAAGTCCTCTGACAAATAAAGTTCCCGCAGGAGCATAAACATTGTCTTTTGAAGCAGTTAAATTACCTATCATTTCTTTTCGATCTGCATCAATTGGAATATCTCTTTGAATTCTAAGTTCTGAATTATCTATAAATTGATCAGTAATTGTACTTGACAATACTGAAGTTCCAACTTCCGTATAATTTTGAATTGCTGTTGTAAGTGTTGAATAAGTAAATCCTGCCATTATTTTTTACCTTTAGTATGAACTTCCATTAATATAATTGGACCTTTTTTCTTACTTTTTTTATCCAAGTGTCTGACTGGTAGATAGGTTATATCATACCCTTTTGCCTTTGTTTCTGCTTGTGATTTCTTCCAAGCTTTCATGTGTTTAATATTTTTTTTAGAGAATGATTTACCTGTTACTTGATCAATATATTTTTTAGGTGTTTTTTTAGAACTACCTTTAATAATTGCACCCATTCCTTTAGTTATTAATCCCATTATGCACTTAGGGTTGCTGGTCCTACTGAGACTGGAAACCCTCCTCCTTTAACACTTCCTGCTGTTGCAGTGTTTGTATCGACTGTAAAATAAAACCAATTAGTCGTTTGATCTGTGTCTCTACTTCCACTAACATACTTACCTGTAGTAATAGCATAACCTGCTGATTTTGCAATATTGGAGCCTGCTATACCATCAAAGCTGCCCGGATCACCATAAGTTCCTGCAGTTGTTGGTGCTCCTCTAAATCTGTACGTTGATCCATTTGTTAATCCGTGATCTGGTGCATACACATTTATAATTCCTGAAGAAGCTGCATAAGTTGTAAATGGATCATGAGGTAATAATTGTGCAACATCGTTTTCTGATCTTGCTGGTCTAGTATCCATTAATCCTTGAAAATCTCCACCATGAGCTTTTGGTTGAAGTTGTGGATGTTTGGGTTCAAATTCTGATTTATGTACAAACATACCATTCCATTCATGGACCATTTCTTTATATGGAAATTCCATTCCTGATCTATCTGATATTGCTTTTGCGTGTTTTCCAGTTGCCATTATCTTTTCCTTGTAGCTTTAGCATTCATAATTTTATCAAAACGTTGAATTTCTGTATCACCTATCATATGGTTTATATGAGTTTCACTTTTATTAGTTATAGGGTTTTTCATTTTAAAAGTAGGTTCTTTATTAAATTTTTTTTTATAAGCTTTACGAGGACCACTAACAATTTTACCTATAAGTTTTTCTTTTATTTTAGAAACTTTGTGTGCTTGAGATGTAGTTAATGTTTTTTTGGAACCACTTTTTATTATTGCTCCCATTCCTTTAGTTATTAGTGTCATAATTTTCTCCTATATATTCGGGTAGTAGTTTTTAGGAGTTATGTATGTACTAGCAGCAGAGCCATCTTCTGCCAATGCTCTTGCTAATTCATCTTCGTATAATAACTTCATTGTTTGTGTTAATTGTGGATTTACTTTTTGACTTAAATAAAAAGCTAATCCTGAAACCATACAAGGTACGAATCTGTATGGTAAATCTGTTGCATCTGTATATGTTGCATCTACATCCTGTATTCTTTTTAAATAATAAAAATGTAAATCTTTAGCTGCACTAGTTGAGTCTGCTGTTGGATAAACGGTTATAGTTGTTTTGTCCACGAATCTTTGAACAAAAAATTTTGATGGTGTTCCTTTAGATAATTTACTTGCTAACGCGGAATAAGTTGCTCTTGATACTTTTGTTAATGCTGAATCTGACTGTGTAGTTTGAGTTCTATTTGATCGTAAAGACGCTTCCAAAACATCAGCAACACCATAAACGCTTGCAGGAGAAGTTGTCGTTGAACTTGTTCCATCTCCACTTGCTCTATAAAAAGTATATTCAGCTTGTCCTTCAATTAAATCAATATTAGTATCACCTACTTCCCAATAGTGCACACCTCTATTGCCCCATTCTTGAAACATTATGTTTAAAGAACGTCTTGCGGTTTTTAATTGATATCCAGAAACAGCTTGTATGCCAAGTCTTTCATAAGCTTCTTCAATGATTTCATCGACAGCAAATGTCTTGTCAAAAGTAACTGTGCCTGAAGTTGTATTGGCCATCAGTTATCTCCTAATCTGAATAAAGCTTTTTAAACTCTGCTACAATTGTATACATGTTCGCAGCATCAGCTGTGCTTGGAACAACTAAGTTAACATCACTTTCATTAGTATTTGATGATTTGTCAGTTTTCATTCCGCCAAATTCTCTAAAATCCCAGTAGCCTGTTCCTGTTAAACCGATAATTGGAA